CTCCGGAGCCGGTGCAGGACAACGACTTCGACACGCGCAACTTCAAGGCGGGCATCATCGAGCGGTACGCCTTCGGTTGGGATAACTGGAGAAGCGTGTACGGATCGAATGGTCCCTGACGTAAACACTACATGGTATAATCCAGCCTCCACTCATCATGGGGGCTGGAAATGCCAAGACGAACCTATCGCAAGTGTTCGATTGAGACTTGCCAAAACAATGTTGTTGCGAAGGATCTATGTGACCTGCACTACCGCAGATTGCTTCATCACGGAGATGTAGAACAAGGGCGTCCAACTGATTGGGGTAAGAGAGATCTTCATCCTCTCTATAATCACTGGACTTGGATACGGAGAAGCAATAAACGAATTGATTCACGCTGGGATGATTTCTGGACTTTCGTTAAAGATGTTGGAGATCGGCCATCTTCCATCCATCGGATTGGCCGTGTTGACGAGTCTCGTCCTTATGGACCTGATAATTTTCTCTGGCGTGAAAAAAAGTTCCTTCAACGAAGGAACGAAACCAAGAAGGATTATCAGCGCCGTTACATGCAGAATTATCGGCAGACGAGTCCTGATAAAGTACGAGACGCAGAACTTCGTAAGCGTTACGGAATTGGGGTTGAGAAATACGATGCAATGGTTTCGGAACAGAACGGTCTTTGTGCGATTTGTATGAGAGCAGAAACATCAACGAATCCTCGCACTGGTAAGCCGAGAGCTCTTGCTGTCGATCATTGTCATCGTTCTGGTCACGTTCGGAAGCTGTTGTGTCAAAACTGCAACCAAGGTTTAGGTAACTTTCGAGATGATCCTTCACTGCTTCGTGCAGCTGCGGATTACCTCGAGGGGTGAAAACGGAAGGAGGTATCGTGAACAAGAAAACGCGCAAGGGACCGAATTTTCCTCCCATGAATCCTGGTGGTGGGAAGAAGAAGTCTCGCAAGAAAGGGTACTGATCGCACGTTAACTCCTTGGAGAGCGCGACCCTCGAGAGGGGGCCGCGCCTTCATTGGCGCTCGAAAAGGAGAGCTTCATGTCGACGCAAACACCGACCCGATTCCCAGTCGGGGTGACCACGGCAACGCCGGGGTCCGTACTTGGCAATCTTCGTATTCCGTCGCCGCTTCCGGTGTACGGGTACTTCACCGATTTCGAAAACTATGATGCGAACGACTGGACGGTCACTTCGACCAACTCAGGCACGTCCGCGTTGTCGGATGGTGAGGGCGGATTTCTCACGCAGACCACGGGTGGAACGAGCACCAACTATCAGGCGAACGAGCTCGTTGCGAAATCGTTCTATTTCAAGACGGGTTTCCAGAAGTGGTTCACCTACTCGTTCAAACTGAGCGATACGGCCCACACGCTGATGCTCGCTGGTTTGGTGGACACGCTCTCGGGTCCAATGACTCCATCGAAGGGCGTCTACTTCAGTAAGACCGATGCTTCGACCACTCTCAACCTGATCCTCAAGGGCGCGGGGACCAGCACTCTTGCGGTTGGAACCATAGCAGCGAACGTGCAGTATTCGGTGGGCTTCTACTACGATGCGAGATCGACGCCGACGCTTTACGTATTCTCGAGCATCGGACAAACGCTGCCGATCATGTGGGAGGGGGCGTCCCAGGTCTACGGTGGTCTGGTGGCGACGTCAGCCAGTGCTAACGCTCCGAGTGGGATCGACCTTACGAATCTTCCGACGTCCACGGATGGTCTGCGTCTCGGGTTCGGCATTACCACAGGCGCGAATGCTGCTCACACGAACATCGTCGACTACATCGGCGCGTGGTCTGAGGCGAGCCGCTTCTGATGACCAGTCCGGTCGAGATTGATGTCGAAAACGATGGTGCTCGCAACACCATCCTGAACATCAACATCGCGCTCGACCGGAAGTCCATGGAGCCCATGGTCATCATGGATGTACCCAAGGCGGTCGACAGCTACTACCATCCAACGAAGTATCGCATCGACCACATCAACTACGTCCTGCACAGAGATTTAAGCGTTGATCTGTGGTGGGAGGATGATCCGCCGAAACTGATCCGACATCTTGAAGGGCGCGGGATGATGGATCGACATCTGCACAATACGGCGGGCGATACGAAAACGGGGCGGGTTCTCATGACGGCTTCTGGTTGGAAAGAGGGAAAGCCGTTGCTTGGTTCCATCACGATCGAAGCGGTCAAGCAATAAGGAGTAGTCATGCGCTTTACTACAACTCCTCTGGGAGCCACAGGTCCGGGTGATTGGCAAGTGATCGACACGGAGCAAACCGCGTTCGGCGTTGGGTACTTCGTCGCGGTTCAGCAAGGATCGACGCTCACCTTCAAGATCGAGCATGGATGGAGTGTTCTTCCAACAGACGAGCAGCAGTACAGTTCGATCACGCGATCGACGACGACGGCCACGCTCAAGGTGCCCAGCGCGCTCACGGTGAAGGTTGCAGATTCGATCATCGTGAAGGGCGCGGGCGCTCCGTTCGATGGGACGTTCCAGGTAGCAAGCGTGACCAACCAGAACACGATCACGTATACGGTTGCGAACTCTGGCGCGACAACGGCGATTACGGGAGGTTTCGTGCGGTTGATTCGAACGATCGACGATCCCGTGGTGGTCAGCAAGAGCTCAAGCACGGAGGGCAACCTTGCGTTCCCGTGCTCTCACATTCGTCTGAACCTGACGGCGTGGAGCGCGGGAGCAGCTGTACTGACGTTGCTGCAACCATCGGGTAACTGATGGGGTTTTTCTTCACCGTCATGGGGATCGTCGCGGTCCCAGATGGTGCTCCTGGATTGCCTGGTGCAACAGGCGCAACGGGCGGAGACACAGGCACGGGCGGTACAGGAACGACGGGCGCGACGGGAGCAACAGGATCGACCGGAGGGGTGAACACAGGGCCTACCGGAGCCCTTGGCGGAACCGGCGGAACCGGCGGAACCGGAGCAACGGGTGACACAGGGCAGTCAGGTCGATCGAGTCAGGCGGTTGGATTCACAGGGGCAACAGGAGCAAATGCAACGGGCACGGGTGGTACAGGCGGGACTGGAAATACGGGGAATACTGGAGCGACAGGACCAACGGGCGCAACAGGCGCAGATGGCGCAACCGGACCAACGGGACCATAGATGGCGATCGTAATCACGACTGGGATTGTGGCCCAAGTTTCGGCGGGTGCGACGGGTACCAATGGCGCAACTGGAGCCACTGGACCAACCGGCGGTGTCACTGGGTCAACAGGAGGCGTCGGAGGGACGGGCGGCACGGGTGGTACTGGAGGCACAGGCGGAACGGGTGGTACAGGGTTGACTGGCCCCACGGGCAATACGGGATCGACTGGTGCGGTCGGAGGTACGGGAAACACGGGCAACACGGGACCCACGGGAGCGGTAGGAAAGACAGGGAACACGGGTCCTACAGGGGCAACAGGGGCGACCGGAGCAACTGGCGCCACAGGCCCAACGGGGCCAACAGGAGCCACGGGTGCGACTGGACACACTGGGCCTATTCCCTAAAATCGGTGCGTTCACTATTCTCATGCTTGCCAGCTGCGGAGGTGGGGGAGATGCTTCCCCCTCTGTTTCCTCCCCTTCTCCTCCACCTCCGGGGAGCACGGCATTTGGTCCGCCATGGATCACAGCGCAGACGTCGACCGGCGTTGCGTGGACTGCGTGTGTCGACTACGAAGTGGGCCGCGACGGTAGTGGCTGCTTCATCCAGTTTCTAAGCAACAACAAAGCGAACACTCAGGTCTCAGCGGTCACCTTCAACGGCGGATGCTGGGACTGTACGCCTGGTCGTGAGCAGGGCGATCTCGACATTGCCGTGATGGTCGATGGGCAACCGGGATACATTTTCGCGTTCACGAACCAAGGGATCAGTGTGTCGCATGGCGACATCTTTGCGATCGGCAACGCGAGCGGACGGTTCAAGGAAATCTGGTTGACGACGGTTCCTTGTCCTCCGAGTGCTCCGACTCGAGAGTGCATCTCGGTCAATGGTGGCTACGTTCCCATCTATCGCTGATGTCTCAGCAAAATTTCTGTGAGCCGCCGCCACAAGGTACCTCAGCCAATCGCCCCGGTCAGGATTGGCTCTACCGGCTATCTCAGTTTCTCTGCGAGTTTCATCCTACGGCAGCTGGAGGCGGCGGAACGGGAGCTACGGGCGCAACAGGCGGAACTGGGGCGGGCGGAACGGGAACTACTGGAAACACTGGGGCGACTGGTAACACAGGGGCGACGGGTGGAACGGGTGCTACGGGAGCCACCGGATCCACAGGTGCTACGGGTTCGACTGGTCCGACTGGAGCCCAGGGACAAACAGGAGCAACAGGGCAAACGGGTAGCACAGGTCCCACGGGTGCAACTGGAGCCACTGGACCTACTGGCGGGACGGGGCAAACAGGAGGAACCGGAGGCACTGGAGGAACAGGCGGGACCGGAAACACTGGGAACACAGGAGGTACAGGATCCGACGCAAGCAACTCAACCCTGCAAGGAGTGGAGTACACGGCGAGCGGAGTTTTCACAGGACCAACCGGCGTAACGTCCATCTGGTTGACGATGGTTGCGGGTGGTGGTGCAGGAGGAGGATCGACTGGTGTTGCGTCACGTGCTGGAGGTGGCGGCGGAGGCGGTGAGATTTGTCAGAACGTACCTGTAGTGATCGTTCCCGGAACAGGTTATACGGTCACCGTTGGTCAGGGGGGTGCTGGATCAACAGGTGTTGCAGGAGGAAATGGAGGCACGTCGAGTTTCACTGGTGCAACTATCACTCTTCAAGTGAAAGGAGGAAATGGGGGTGGCACGGGTGGAATCGGAGCAACCGGTGGGGGACTCGGAGGTGGCGCGGGCGGAGGCGTAGCTTCTCCCGGTGGCGCAGGATCTAGAGGGGTGGCAGAAGCGCCGACTTATTTTGGTGGGGGTGGTGGTGGCGGATCAACCACATCACCGACGTCGGTGGCTGGAAACGGTGCGGGGTCGGGTGGATATTCAGGAGGAACAGGGGGCGCAACAGGTGTTGCATCACAGTCGGCGGGACCAGGAGGCGCGGCCACGATCTATGGTCAAGGGGCAACAGGTGGAGATGGTGGAGCAACTGGTGGGCGAGGGGCTACCGGTACCTATGGCGTGGGTGGTGGAGGAGGTGGTGGTGCGACGGCTGGTACGCAATCGTGCGGAGGCTCAGGCTCTCCAGGGTATGTTCTGATTCAGTGGGAGGCTTAACGTGAGTGGAACTTGGACAAGCTCCGAGTTTACGGCTGTTGGAGCTTTCACTTTCAATGTTCCGTCTGGAGTTGGCACGGTTCTGGTTACGATGATCGGAGGAGGAGGCGGTGGTGGGTGCGGAGATACAGCAGGAGCGACCTTAGTTGGTGGAGGAGGCGGAGGGTCCGGTGAGTATTGCCAGCAAATTCCGTACAAGGTTACGCCTGGAGGAACCGTTTCTGGAAGTGTTGGAATGGGTGGTACTGGTGGTGCAACGGGAGGACCTAATTTTATTGGTGGTACCGGTGATGACACGACGTTCGGAGTGTTGCATTGTTTTGGTGGCAGGGGTGGCGCAGGACAAATAAGTAATACGAATGGTGGCGGGGCTGGCGGTGGAGTCGGAGGTGCTCCTGGTGGTGCAGCGCCTGGTACTTATGCGGTAGAACAGATGTGCCATAAAAGTGGATTCGTTGGTGGTAGTGGGGGAGGAAGTGGCAGTCTCAGCCCCACAACCGGAGGGAATGGAATAAATTTTAATGGTGGACCTGCTGGTAGTCGATCTGGTGGCGGTGGTGCATCCCCATGGGGAAGTGGTGGCGCAGGGGGAACCGCTGCGGGCGTGAATGGATCGACTGGACAAGGATATGGTGCGGGCGGTGGTGGAGGTGCAAGAGCGGTCGGTAATCCTGCGGCCAATGGAGGGCCTGGTGCAGACGGATACGTTCTGGTGACATATCAAGTATGAGCTCTGGACAATACGATTACTACGAAGAGGGAGCATGGAATTTCCGGTGCCAAGAATGTTTCCGCAAGCGGAAGTCCAGCATGGCTCTGTTCCGCTGGGACAACTACTGGGTGTGCGAACAGTGCTGGGAGATTCGCAATCCACAGGACTACATCAAGCCGATTCCTGACAATCCATCGGTGCCATGGTCGACCGGGGATCCTCCTCCCATTTTCATTGACGGATCACAAACTACAACCGGCGATTCGATGTTGCTGGACGCATGGTTGTTGAACGGACAATTCTTAGGGTAGACGATGGCTAATTGCCCGCAGTTCATCAACTTCTACTTCGCGGAGATCGTTGCTGCGGTCAATCCGGGGGACACGACGATCACGGTCGCGGGAGTGTCCTATCTTCCGACGTTGGTGACAGGCGGAAATTTCATCTACCTGAACCTGATCGACCAGAATTCGTTCACAAATAATGTCATCCCGCCAGCAACGTATGAGATTGTCAAGTGCACAGCGATCTCTGGACCAGACGTCAATGGCAATTACACGCTGACGGTTGTTCGTGGACAAGATCACACTTCACCTCAGAATTTCTCCGACTGCGACTATGCAGCGTTTCGACTTAACGCGCAGTCTCTCTACGATCTCGAGGCGTGTGCGACCGGGGGTGGTGGTGGAGGAACGGGAGCAACAGGGGCCACTGGAGCGACGGCAGGAACCGGAGCAACGGGACCCACGGGAGCGACTGGGGCCACTGGGGCCACGGGTGCTGGCGGTACAGGTGCTACGGGTCCCGGTGGTTTCCTTCAGTCGCAGGAATTCACGGCAAGCGGTACGTTTACTGTTCCTGCGAACGTAAGTGGTTTGTGGCTGACGATGATTGGAGGAGGTGCTGGAGGATCAACGCAAACTGCTAACAAGGGTGGCGGCGGAGGCGGCGCGGGCGAGCTCGCGCAGAGCATTCCGATCGCTGTGACGCCTTTGGCGTCATGTGCGGTAACAATCGGTGCTGGTGGTCTCGGAGCTCCAGGTGGTGGTTCATCAACAGCGGGAAGTACCGGTGGTACAACTTCATTTGTTGGGAATCAAACGTGGAGTGTTCTTGGTGGGTTGGGTGGAACTAGTGGTGGTAATGGTGGCGCAGGTGGAGGTTATAACGGAGGTACCGGAGGAAGCTCAAGTGCTCCAGGTGGAGTTGGAAACTTTGGTGCTATGGAATCTCCTACGGTAATGGGTGGGGGAGGCGGTGGTGGAGGTGCCTCGACTGCTGCTGGGGCTGGTGGCGCAGGATCTGCTGCTGGTGGCCGGTTTGTTGGAGGTGCTGGTGGTTCTTCATCATCTTCTCAGGGAGGTGGAGGAGGAGGAGCGGCAAGCGTGTATGGAGTTGGAGGGACAGGCGGCAACGGTGGATCTAATGGTTCCGACGCTGCGACTACTTCCTATGGCGCAGGAGGTGGTGGATCTGGAGGATTGACCGGAAGCGCGGGCAATGGCGGCACTGGATGCGCTGGGTACGTCATGGTGCAGTGGGTTGCCTGATGCCGATGAAGAGTCAGGAGTTTTTCAATAGCGGAACATTCAATGTTCCAGGTGGGGTGTCTTGTCTTTCTGTCACCATGATTGGTGGAGGAGCAGGTGCTGGTACAGCATCAGGAGGATTTACTAGTAGTGGTGGAGGTGGTGGTGGCTGTGGAGAAGTTGTGCAGAAATTCAGTTTATTCGTTAATCCAGGACAAGCTATACCAGTTGTGATTGGTAGCGGTGGAGCCGGATCTAGTTCTCAATTTTCCAATGGAAGTGATGGAGTTGCCACTTCGTTCGGTAGTTTTCTTACTTGTCAGGGTGGATACGGCGGTAGTAGTGGTGGGGCTTCTCCAGCAGCTAAAGGTGGATCTCGTCCTTCTACTGGAACAGTGGCATCCCAAGGTGGTTGGGGCGGCGGCGGTGATTCGAGACACGGAGGAGAAGGAGGTGAACAAGGATCTGGTCCTGGCGGCCAAGTGCCACCGTCAGTAGGACCTCAATCATCGGTGACTCACTTTTGTTCTGGTGGTGGAGGGGGTGGTGCAAATAACTCTTCTCCGACAAATGTAACCAATGGTGCTGGAGCTCCAGGATTAGGGTCGGCGTCCTCAGGAACAACGGGCGGTCCCGGAGCGAGCGGAGCGAGTTCACTTTATGGATTGGGTGGTGCTGGATCGAATAGTGGTGTTGGTGGTCTGAGTGCACCATCGACAAGTTATGGTGCTGGAGGTGGAGGTGCGGGAAATCATGGAAATCCCGGAGGTAATGGGACGAAGGGATATGTTCTAGTTCAGTGGATGGGATGAGAAAATGGCGACCACATCTGGCCTGATCAACACCGTAACGTACACGGCTCTTCAGCTGATCACGGATGCGCTTGAGGACCTTCGCGTTCTTCCCGATGGTGGTACTCCCACGGCTGGAGACATCACGAAGGGCCTTCGCAAACTGAACATGCTGATCAAGAAGTGGGGCGCGATCACTGGCATGGAGCTCTGGCTACGCGATCTCATTCAGGTTCCGGAGGTGGCGAACAAGTTCCGCTACACGATCGGACCGACGGGCGACGTCGTGACGTACCGTCCGCTTCGTATTCTCCCCGGGGGATACATCCGTCAGGTTTGTGGCGACAATCCTGCGAGCGATGTACCACTGAATCTTCTCTCACGCATCGAGTATTTGCAGATGTCTCAGAAGTCGGCGACGGGGATCACGAATTCGTACTACTACGATCCGCAGATGGCTCCCAGCCCATTCAGCGCGTATGACCCAGCGAATTCGAATGGCGTGCTCTACGTGTGGACCGCCCCAGTCGATTCGACCAGGGCCATCTTTCTGGACTGCCATCGTCCCATGCAGGACATCACGGTAGAAACTCAGGCGCTCGACATTCCGATTGAGTGGTATGAGACCGTATCCATGGGGTTGAAGGCGGCAATGGCTGACGCCTACGAAATTCCGGAGCAACGCATCACTCGAGTCAAGAACGAGGCGCGTGAGTCAGTGAAGGAGCTCTCCGACTGGGGTGCGCAGGAACAGGCTCCGATGTCGTTCCAACCCGATTGGCGATGGTCCGCCGTGAGGCGCGGGCGCTACTGATGCCCAAGATTCGTTACCCGCTGGCTGAAGCAATCATGTCTCGTGATGGAATCATGGTTGAGAAGGATTGCTACATCCAGAATGGATACATGGACAAGTACAATGAGAAGACCTACATCCTGAGACGGCCTGGTGCGGTCAACATCGAAGATTTCGGCGTGGCGGCCGATCCTCAGGGAGCATTCTGGTACAACGGTTTTCTGTACGCCATCTACAACGACATTCTATATACCAGTGGAGGTGGCGCAAACTCAGGATCGAGCGGGCTCACATGGACGCAAGCGCCCACGCCAGCATGGTACGGGCGCTCGTTTTTCACGGCCACTGTTTTCCAGAATCGTGTCTACGTGATTGGCGGTGAGGCTCCGGTCCAGTACGCCGACATCAACTACAGTCAGGACGGTTTCGTTTGGTCGCAAAACGCTTCTGCTGCTCCGTTCGGACACAGGCAAGGACATCAGGTAGTGGTGTTCAACAACCAGATGTTCCTGATTGGTGGACTCGAGAATGACCTAACCACGACGGCGCTGAAGAACGATGTCTGGTCGACCAGCGACGGCGCAACGTGGACGCAGTTGACTGCTGCGGCTCCGTGGACGGCTCGCGATAATCACACGTGCGTTGCTGCGAATAACGGTATCTATCTGTACGGAGGAGATACTGGAGGCGGGACTGGTAACGATGACGTATGGTTCACGGTAGATGGGATCACTTGGACGCAGTTGACGACGGCGGCGACCGGAACGGGTCGATTCCTTCAGACGATGATGTTCTTCCACAACAAATTGTTCATCATCGGCGGTATAGATAGCACGAACACGGCGCTCAACGACGTGAGTTCATCGCCTGATGGTCAGACGTGGACTGTCACAGCACCCATCTTCGCTGCTGGTCGCTACGGAATGGCGTCGACCGTCTACAACAACAAGATGTGGCTGATCAGCGGTAGCGTTAGCGGCGGTGGTATTGATTCCAACGTGTACTCGTCGTCGGACGGAATTACTTGGGCGTTGGTGACAGCCGCTCCTGGGTTCGGAGCGAGAGGTGGCGCAGCTGCGGTCACATTCCAGACTCCGAGTTCGGTTAGCACGTATCGTTATCCGTCCATGTGGTTGCTGGGAGGCAACAACGGCGCAGAGATACAGGAGGTGTGGTATGGAAATCTCGACTCCGTGCTTGCTGCGACCTATGCGCTCAGTCCAGACGTGTCTGGTCAACGCTATCAGTTCAACACGTTCCTGAATGGGCAACAGTTGCTCATCAAGAATGAGTCTAACTTCTGGGTCTTGCAAAGCGGTACGTTAACCAAGGTGGTTGACACAAACTATCCCACGGAGACCGTTCCTGGGATCGTGGTGCTGAATCTGTTCGCATACGTGTGCACTCCGCAGGGAGAGCTACACGCATGCGCGATAGAGAACCCGCTGCTGTGGCCGAGCTTGCAGTTCACGACTGCGGACTACGAGGATGATCCTGCGGTTGCGATAGAGAAGTACCTGAATTATCTAGTGGTGTTCGGAACGTACACGACCCAGTTCTACTACGATGCGGGAAATCCTGCTCCTGGAATTCCGCTCGCGTCGTATCAGAGTGGCAGCGTGCTCATCGGTTGCGCTCATGCAGGAACGATTGCGATTCTGAACGACACGCTTATCTGGGTTGGTCAGAGCAAGTTCAAGCACATCGGCGTCTACATGATGAACGGTCTGTCACCCCAGCAGATCAGTACCACGTGGGTTGACTACATCATCAAGCAATACGTGAACGATGAAACGACGTCGATGATCTTCTCTGCGGGCGGACACACGTTCTACACCCTGGCGAACCGGTTTGCGACGTACATCCCTGTGTACGATGCGTCGACGAAACAGTGGCAACCATGGAACAGCAATGTTCCGTCCAGTCCTGCGCCGTGGCCGTATTCGTATTCTGTGGCTGATCTCGGAAACTTTGGTTCGACCTATTTCTTTGGTTCTGGTCAGTTTGGTGGAAAGGTTTACATCATCAGCCCCGCCCTGAACGATGACGATGGGACGCCATACACGGTACAGGTGCAGACCGATAAGGTAGACAACGGGAACCTGTCGTTCAAGTTCTGGGGCCAGGCGAATCTAGTGGCGGACGTCAATCCTGGTGCGATCTCTACGCTTGAGTACACGGACGACGACTACAACACATATCGCACGTGGGGCACGTTCGATGAGTCACGCATACAGCCTTACATCAATCGTGGGGGTTCAGCCAGGCGCAGAGCGTTCCGGCTCTCGCGCACGGACTCGAATCCGCTGCGCTGGGAGTGCCTGGAGTTTGACGTTTCGCAGGGCGAGAGTTGATGGCTGATACGATCGCTCCTCTGGCTAACCTTATCGGCGGAGAGTTCGGAGTTCAGGGCGCTCTCTCGCAGGACGCGAGCGGAAACTGGCTGCTCTCGAACACCAGCAACGAGGGAACGACCACTAGCTCGCTTCTACAGAATGATCTGACGAGCGATCAGTGGGCGCAGTTTCAACAGCTGTTGAGCAAGGGCTACCTGGATACGTCCACGATGCAAGGTAGGGCGTTGCTGTCTAATAATGCGCCGTCGATCGGCGGCTTGGCTCCGAGTCAGCAGTTCGGCCTTGCGAACATGGGCAGCGGTTATGTGTCTCTCGGTAACAATGAGAACACTGGGCCTCCAAGTATGTATGGTGGGCGGCAGTTGACGGATCCGAGCATGGTGAAGTGGGACCCAAATTATGGGTGGATCACGCCGCAAGCGAATGTAAAAAGTGATGATGACTGGATAGACAAGGTAGGCAGCTTCGTGGGCGACATAGCGCCTGGTGCGATCATGGCTGCACTGTCGGCCGGATTCGGCGCTCTGGGAGCGCCAGTGTGGGCAACGATGCTTACGAACCTTGCAAGCAGCCTTGGCGGGTCTGGGGGTCCACCTCTGACTCTTGGGTCCGGCGCTGGCAGCCAGAGCAACCTGGAGTCCCAGATCACGACGGCAGGGACGGCAGCGAGTGCTGGGAGTCCTCAGGTTACAGGGGTTCCGGCTGGGATGGAGCAGTATGTGCCGCTGCTCCTTCTGCTCAATCAGGCGTTCGGAGCCAGTAGTCAGGCGTCGAACAAGAATCAATCGACGGCAACGAATACGAGCGGTGGAAATGCAAATAATCTGCCCGTAGTGAATAATGGGCTCTTTACAAGTTCGCCGACATCGGGTCGGCTGGGAGTGCAGTGATGGCTGATACGACAACGGCAGGAACGAGCACGATCGACTGGAGCTCGCTGATCAAGAATCTGTCGACGTCCGGGCTCGACATCTATTCGCTCCTCACTGGTCAGGACAAGAACAACGCGAATGCTGCCATCCAGATTGCGGACCCGATCCTTCCGGCACAGGGTCAGGCACTCGGACAACTTCAGCAATTTCTCACGGACCCATCAAAGTCCTTGCAGGACCCGGCGTTCCAGGCGGTGGAGCAGCTGGGCGCGGAGAACATCTCGAGACAGGCTGGTGCTGCGGGGATGGGCGCGAGCGGGAACCGACTGGCTGACCTGTTCAAGTTCGGAGAGACCAGCGGACTCCAGTATGAGAACCAGAAATTCAATCAACTGATGGACGTGCTCAAAGGTTCTCCTGCTGCGGCTGGAATTCTCACTCAGGGGCAGCGCAATCAGCAGAACACTATCGGCGATCTGTTGGCAAGCCTGTTTGGAGGGGGAGGAGTAGGAGGTATCGCGCAGGCGTTGCCACAACTTTTCAAGCTCCTGACGGGCGGTGGCGGCACACCAGATCTCACAAGCATCATCGACAAGGGTGGGATCACGGGAGGCGGTCTGGATGTGGGTGGCTCACTGGGCGACATTTCGACGCCCGGAGATATTGCTGGATCATGGGGCGCTGGAGATTTTGCTACCGGCTTGGATCCGGGGTGGTTCCAGGGTGGGACTGGAGACATCTTCCAGATTGTCGACACGCTAGGAGGCTGAGATGCCTGCATGGGGCGACATCGTAAACAGCCTGTTGCTGAACCGGCAGCAGTTGCAGGAGGGCCAGCTTCACATGGAGAAGCAGGCGCTCGATATTTACGCGGAGCAGCAGCACATCCAGATGGTCGATCGCGAGGACCAGGCGAACCGTCAGGTGCTATCGAATTTCCTCCAAGGTTCCCAGGCAATGGGGGACAAGAGCAACGACATTCAGGAGGGGGATAGCCCCGTCACGGTCGCGCAGAAGTCATTGCGTCAGGCACAGACGCAGGCGCAACAGTCGTGGGGACTGGCGAATGCCCTGATCAAGGCTGGCGGCAGCGTGGGCCTTGCCGAGAGGTACGTCACTGACGCCCGTATGGCTGACCAGCGGGCATTGAACGCCCAGCGGGAACTTCGCTTGGAGCAGAAGGATCAGGCGCTACGGGCGTCGAACATTGCTGGGACGGCCAGTGATGAGCCAACCTTTCAGAGCGCCATCGCGCAACTGAGGGAAGAGGCTCCAGACATGGTGAATCGCCTGTCATGGGACACGGACGCAGCGGGGAAGCCAGTCTGGGGAGAAACGTCTAAGCGCACGATGAACACCCTTGCCCAGTCGGGGATGACTGAAGCGCAGAAGATCGACAAGCAGGTTAAGGTTGAGGATGAGCTACGCAAGCAGCGCGAGGAAGCACGAAAGATCGAGGACGACAAGGTAAACCTTCAAGAGAAGAACGCCCGAATCGCCAACCTTAACCAGAGCACTAGGTCATCGAAGGCGCTCGAAGAGCAACGCGAAGAGGTTACACGCGAGAAGCAGGCAAAGGCTGCCCGCGCCCAAGTGATTGCTTCGAAGGATCCGACCAAGGAAATGGTCAATCAGGCGCGGGCTGCAATCGAAGCGAAGTACGACGAGAAGTTCGACACGAAGAGCCTGGACGCCTTTGCGGGCGACGTCGCGGCGAGAGCGAACAAGATTAGGGCCGACAACCTACGCGCAGGCGTTGATGTATCCGTCGATGAGGCGCGGCAGCAGGCCATGGATGAATTGGATCAATTCTCGAAAAAGAATCATCAGGAAGCAGACTTTTTCCACTGGTTCCCAGACAAGGACACACGTTCGTATTCCCGTGGCCGCTCTCCGGACGCCGCTCCGGAGAAGACTGAGGCGAAGCAATCTCAGGTCAATAAGCCGTCAAACACTCCGATCCCTCTTCCCCCTGGCAGCGTGGCGCAGCGTAACGCGGCACTTGTTAAGAATCAGGTTTACGACACTCCGCAAGGCAAAGGGCGTTTCATAGGTATGAAGGACGGCAAGCCTCAATTCGAAGAAGTGCAGTAGTGGCTAGAGTCTTCACACTCGATGACGCACCGGCTTCTCCAGCTGGTCCCATCACGGCTGGTGATGTAGATGCTGCGTTCGACTATCAGGCAGAGAAGGCTAGGGGCGTAGACCCGGAGCTCGACAAGCAGATCGAGCGTTACTCGACGATGCCATCGAAGCAGACGCCGTTCAAGGCGGCGGCGTGGTCGCTGAACCCCAAGATTCCGGGTCATCCTGAGTATGACGACGAGGGCAAGAGCGCGATTGGTGTACTGAAGCAGGAGCGTGAGGCTCAGAGCAAGCGTAGCGCTGGCAAGGCTCGCGTGTTCACTTTGGATGATGAACCCGTTCAGAAGCCAAAGCCAGAGGAAGCATCTCCCGCCGAGATCAATACTCTGAACCAGAAGCAGTTTGCGTGGGCGAAAGACTTCTACGACAAGCTGACCAAGGGTGGCTGGGAGGGGGCATACAAGGAGGGGGTGCCGAACCAGATCTTCGAGCGGATGACCGACGTAAAATCCGCCGAGATCGAGATGCAGAACGACAAGCTCCAGGAGAAGGAGATCGAGCGGCGCAAGGCTGCTGGTGAGTCAACGTCGTGGTATGACATGGCGCAGTGGCGGGCACTCAAGATCAACGAGATCATTGCCTCGCACAAGCCAAAGCCTCCGCAGCAAACGGCGACCGAGATGTGGGACGCCGTGAAGAAAGCCGCAGCGGATGATCCAAAGGGATTCATCGCGGAGACTGCTCGAGGGTTTGTGCTGCACCCAGAGTTGATCATGATGCCCGAGTTGCTGCCGGTTCGAATGGGGCAGATTGCGGAGCGCGTGGTCGCTGGCGCTCAAGCCGCAGGGAAGGCAGCGAAAACCGTTGGCAAGGCAGCAGAGGCGGTCACGGATGCGGCCCAGATAGGCGTTGCAGCAGGAGCCGAGTCGGCGCTGTCGCAGGCCGTGAATACCGGCGAGATTGATCCTACGCGCACGATGTTTGAGGGCGCTATGGCAGCTGCGCCCGTGGTCGCCATGCGTGCGTTGAAACCGCGGGAGGCCACCCAGGTCAAGATGGCGGCAGACCTTGCCATGGCGAAGGCGGCGAAGGAGAAGGGCATTGAGCCGTCGTCGCGTTCAGTCGAGGACATTGTTGAACAGGTCGACCAGAAGGTGGCGAATGGAGACCCCGTTCAGTCGGCGCTCGCTGACGTGCTCAAGCAGAACCAGGTGTCGGAAGCGGCAGCAGAGGATGCTGCCAAGATGGTTCCAGAAACGAAAGGAGAATCCCATGCCGTTGAAGAAAGGCCGGTCACGCAAGACGATCTCAGCGAACATCAGCGAGTTGACACACCACGGGAGCCGACCCCGGAGCCACAAGCAGATCGTGGCGATCGCGCTGGCCCAAGCGAGGCGCAGCCGAAAGAGGAAGCGCGGGTAGCCAAAGGTCAATTCGGAAATACGGAAGTTCAGTCGGCAAACCTAACTTCCGAGAATGGGTTCCCATTTTCCATTAAACGGGAATTCCCTGGAAAGTACAAAATTCTTTCCACGGAGGGAGAACCAATAGGCGAAATCAGCTATACCCGCCTCCCTTCCGGAGAATGGAAAGTCACCGGAGTCGAGGTAAAGCCAGAGTTCCAGCGGCGAGGAATAGCTGGAAAGGTTTACGATTTCCTTGAGAAGCAGATAGGCCAGAAATTCGCTGAAACTGGAAGCTACACGGCGGCTGGTCGAGCGTTCCGAGAAGCGAAGAAAGAAAAGACTCCTCCTGGTCAGAACCCACTCCCCGAAGGCGTCCCCAACCGGTTCGCCACGGCTGACGAGGCCCGTCGCGTCTACGAGATGCTTGGCTTCGACGAGCTCGCCATGACCGCGGACAAGCCGATCGCGATGTCGGCGCTGCGCCGTCGATTGGCGCACCGCATGGCGGGCGAGAAGTTCGCGGATGGGGCACTCAAGGATGCTGCCGCACGTGGCGTATTCGACCAGACTCCGGAAACAGCCAAGGCTGCTGTCGTTCCCAAGGGAGAGGTGGTCATTCCATCCCCGTCGACGGCTGCGGCTGACACTCCTGCCCCGACTCAGGCGGCGACGAACCTGAGGCAGCTGATAGGCGAGATCGGCTGGGCCGAGAAGGGTGGTCGCATCCTGCGGGAGCAACCCAAGACCGTCGAGGAGATGCGCGACAAGGACTTCCGGGGCGACGTCGTGGGCCGCACGAAATGGGTCCCCCTCTCGGACTTCTGGCCTGGTCGTCCCGACAAGAAGCTCACCCAGCGTCAGGCGGATGCGGCCATCGACAAGGCGATCAAGGGCGAGAAGCTGTCTCCCATCGAGCAACGCTTCATCGACTACGCGAACGAGGAGTTGAAGTTCCGCGACGGCGAGGTGCGAAAGTCAGCGGAAGCCAAGGCCGAGATCGACCGCGAGGCTGCGGAGGAGCGCCTTGCCATTCAGGAAGAGAACCACTACGCCGGGAAAGAGGTGGGTGCAGTTGACCCATCCGTTCTGATCGCTCTTGGAATCACTGCAGCGGCGGGCGCAGGGGCGGCGCTCTACACCAAGGACCCGAAGAAGGCGATTCTCACGGCGCTCGCAACAGGCGGGCTCGCTGCCGTGGGGATGCTGCTGCACCGTGGCGTCAAGGCGAATGCGGACCTGTTTGAGTACCTGAAGAATCCGTCGTACAGGGCGCAGGATAAGTTCCGCGACTACTGGCGAACCATCCGCTCTGGGCGTCTGGCAACGCAGCGGCTCGCGTGGCAGCTGGAGGAGCTGGTCAAGGACCCCAAGGCCCGTGAACCGATCATCCACTACATTCAGGGCGACACGTCGATCAAACTCTCCCCAGAGCAGCTTCAGCTGGCTGCCACACTTGAGAACATCTTCAAGACGATGGGCGAGCGCGGGCAGAAGGCGGGCCTTCTGCCTGACGATCTACTGGAGAATTACATCACGCAGCTGTGGACGGCCCTGAACAAGAACGATGGCATCGTCAGAAACATGATTCGGTCGCTCGGGAAATCGAATATGTTTGAAGCTGGAATGTCTCCGCGCACGCGCTTCGCCATGGAGCGGGTGATTCCCAGCTACAAGGAAGGCATGGCGCGGGGGATGATCCCGACGACGTTGGACCCCATCAAGATCATGCAGATCTACATGGACAATCTCACCAAGGCGATCGCGAACAAGAATCTTGTCGCCGCGTTGAAGCGCGACAAGACGATGGATGGTCAACCCCTGGTGATCCGAGACACGCCAGAGGAGATCGCCGCACAGATCCGGCAGGCCGCAGCGATCGTCGACAAGCAATGGGCGGGTGGCGGAGAGATCGCGAAGGACATCCGAGACTTTGCCATTCGCAAGGCCCCGAAGGAATACGTCACCATTGATCATCCGCAGATGCGTGGGCTCAAGGTCCATCAGGACATTGCGCCGACCATGAAGTGGCTATTCGATGCTCCTCCAGGTGCGCTCACCAAGCTGGGATATGCCGCGGCGGTCGCGGCAAAGCGGGGGATCTTCTCCTACTCACTGTTTCATGTGAAGGCGCTCGCTGACGCGATGGCCGGGACCAGCGTTCGGGGATGGGTCAGCGTAGGGAAGTCCATTCTGGGTCGCAGCGATGGTGCGTACCAGATGCTTCGCAAGGGTTCCGCTGGCGACGTGATTGATCTCCTGGTGCAGAACGGTTTGAACGTACTCGAGAAGCCGCTGGAGGGTGACATCACGCCCTTCTCGAATGCGCTCAAGCTGCTGGAGGAGAAGAATCCGATCATCGGTATTCCAGCGAAGGGTGCTCTCATCGTCGCGGAGGCAATGAACACGTTCCTGTGGTCGACCGTGTTTCCGACCTTCAAGGTCGCCGCTGGGATGGCCGCGTTCGAAAAGGTGCTCAAGGATTCGACCAATCCTTCGCTCGCCATGAGGATGTCGGACAAGGTTCTGGGAAAGCGCAAGGCAAACCTGTCTCGAGCGGATGCAGCACGTATCACCGCATCGTTCGTGAACGACATCTTTGGTGGCCTGGACTGGTTCAGCATGGCGAACGAGGTGAACAACGCCGTGGGCCGCAAGCTGGCACTCGCAGTGACGTCGCCGCAGGGTCGACGCATGCTGCAAATTCTACAGTTAGCTCCCGACTGGACGATCGCTACAACGCGGGCCATGCTGAAAGCCATTCCAGGAATATCGCAGCGGGAAATCGCGGCTCTCCACCAAGGCTACGCCGTGCGCTCGGTGTTGCTCTACCTGACCCTTGGGACTGCTCTTAACTACTATTTCTCAGGACATAGCATCTTCAAGAATAAAGATTGGACGATGATTGACCTGGGCGACGGGCGCAAGATGCAGCTGTCGAAGCACTTCATGGAGCCCATCCACTGGTTGCTGAATCCGGGTCAGCAGGCGTTGAACAAACTCGGGTGGGTGGTCAAGGAACCGATCGAACAGGCGATGAACCAGCAGTGGCTCTCCGCCAAGGGAGCGCCGCCGATTCGGACCACGCGCAAGGATGAGGATCCTGTCGAGGCGTTCGTGCGGAAGAGTGGACAGACCTTGGCGCATTCTGCGGGCGGAGTGATGCCCATTGCAGGGCAAACCGCTTATGATCTCGGCCTGTTGCGGCTAGACCCGGACCTGAGTGGACTGACGCCGACGCTCGCTGGCTTCTTCGGCTTCCCGATCTACGGTAAGACGGATGAGCAGTACGTGAGAGCAGCTGGAGAACGCGCAGAGTCGGCAGGGAAAGATCGTGCCGAAGCAGAGAAACGAGCAACGAAGCGGCGCGAGCGAGAGAAGAAGAAACGCGAAGAGGCAGCAAGACCAGAGAGACCGTGATGGAACCCGTTCCTGGCAGTGAAAGGCAGCAGCCTCAACAGTACGATCCCGAGGATGATTATGGTTCACGATTCGACGAGGGATCTGAGGATCCCGATCTATGGGAAAACGAGGAGGGTAACTAATGCAAGTAGCAATCTGTACGCCGTCATCTGGTTCGGTCAAAGCGTCATACGCCATTTCCTTGGTGGGGCTGATGGCGCATTACCTCGCGCATCCGGTCGAGGGATACCCTGAGGATGAGGAACGAAAACTTTCGTTCGATATGCTGTTGAGTACCACGATAACGACGGGCCGAGAGATCATGATGCGATCGGTGCTGGCGCAGCATGAGGCCACGCACTTTCTTTTCATCGACGACGACATGGGATTTCAGCCTGACATTCTGAACATCGCGTTGTCACGCAGGAAACCAATGGTGATCGCCAACTATCGCAGGAGAACTCCGCCATGGACTTTCACTGCTCGAGTATCTGATGGAAACGGCGGCAGTCTGGAGTGCATCACTGACGATTCCAAGTCTGGACTTGAGCGTGCATTGTTCGGAGGTTTCGGATTCGCTCTCATGGAAACGCAAATGCTGGACCGCATCCCAGTCCCACGGTTCAGCAACAACTGGGTCCCAGAAACCGCGATGTATACCACGGAGGACGTCGCGTTCATGGAGAGAGTCGCGAAGATAGGTGAGGAGGTTTACGTGGACCATGACATCTCCAAGCGTGTGTACCACGTTGGCGATTTCGTCTACAAGTACGACGACTGCCCGATGAAGGGTGGCGACACGCAAGCGCAGCAACGGTTCGACGTCGGGATGAGCAGACCAATCGCGTGAACGTACTGCTTCTCGACGGCACGGGCTCCTTTCTTGATTTCGCTCTGCGGGTCAACAAGGCAGGGCACTACTCGCGGACGTGCATGGCCTATGACCAAGAAACGGGACAGCGCAAAAAAGTTGGCGACGGACTCATCGAAAAGATCGAGCGTGAGGATTGGAAAAGTCACATGGACTGGGCCGACCTTATCCTCATGTCTGACAATAACAAGTGGCTCAGAGAAGTCGACCTTTACCGCAATCGTGGTTATCCCGTACTCGCGCCGTCATATGAGTCCGCACAGTTGGAGTTAAACCGTGGACTGGGACAGAAGTTTCTTGCTGACCACGGAATCGCCACGGTTCCGTATGAATCCTTCTCCGACTATGCCAAGGCGGAGGAGCACGTTCGACAGCACATGGAGCGCGTGGTGTGCAAGCCGGATGGAGACCGCCCCGACAAGTCGCTCTCCTACTGCGCGAAATCACCCAAGGACATGGTGTTCATGCTGCAACGCTGGGCTGGAATGCCGAATCTGAAGGTCGGCAAGTTCATGCTGCAAGAGTTTGTGGAGGGCATCGAATTCTCCGTTGCTGGTTGGCTCGGTCCCAAAGGTTTCTTGCCCTGGTTCGAAGAAAACTGGGAGCACAAAAAGCTGATGAACGACGAGTACGGACCCAACACGGGCGAGATGGGCACATGTTGCAAGTACGTTAAGGATTCTCCGCTTGCCAAGGAATTGCTGCTACCACTCGAGAAGGACCTGGTTAAAATGGGCTGCGGCGGAAGCGTGTGTGTGTCCGCCATCATCGACAAGGATGGCGAGCCGCGCCCGACTGAATTGACGGTACGCATGGGGTGGCCCAGCTTCAACATCTGTCAGGCATTGCATCCAGAACCAGTCGAATGGATGGCGCATCTGGTCGACGGTGAGGACACATTCGAGCCGCATGACGACATTGCAACCGGCGTAGTGCTGGCGATCCCGCCGTTCCCGCAAAAGGCGGAGCGGCCAAAGGATCTGGAAGGAATTCCAATCTATGGACTTGACGAACAAAACGAGTACCGACAATTCCTTTGCCCCTGCGAGCTCGAAAGTGGTACCGCTCCCGAAGAGGCAGAGGGTGAGCTCTACGACAAGCGAATGTTTGTATCCTGTGGGGATTACCTGGTGGTGGCTACGGGCCGGGGCGCAACCGTCCGAGAATCCGCCGATGCCGCCTACGCTGCCGCCAGCAGCATAGAGATTCCCAACGACGTTGAAATGCGTACCGACATTGGCGACCGATTGAAGAAGGAAATACCGAAATTGCAGGACTATGGTTTTGCTGAAGCGTGGAGGTATTGATGATCATCAAGATGAAACACCGCTGGATTTGCCCGTCGACGCTCACTGCGAATTCCGTGGGCGGTATCGTGCTGAATGAATTCAAGTGCTGTCTGCGCGTCGGCCATGACAGTCACCACCGCAGCAAGGATGGCGCAATCTGGGACAACCGCGGCAAGCGACTAGAAGACATGGAGAAAGAGATCGACACTAAGCGAAGGACGATCGTGCTCGCTCGATGAGTCCGAACCAGCAGGCATTTCTTGATTGCATTGCCAAATGTGAGGGAACAGATGGCCCTGACGGGTATCGTGCGCTCTTTGGTTACACGCCTGCGAACGGGAAGGTATTTAGTAACGGCTTTGCGACCCACCCTCGGATTAAGACTCCGTTCAGGGACCTGGACGGGAACACGAACTTTTCCACCGCAGCGGGCCGCTACCAGATCATTTACCCAACCTTCGTGCGTCTGCAAGCGAAGCTCAAGACTACGGACTTCACGCCAGAAACCCAAGACCTCATGGCGCTGGAGTTGATCGACGAAGACGGCGCCATGCCAGAGCTCCAGTCAGGCTTTCTCGAGGATGCGCTGGACAAGTGCGCCGGGACATGGGCAAGCCTCCCAGCCTCCCATTACCCACAACCGAAACGAACCTACGCCTATGCGGAAGAAGCGTTCATTGCAGCCGGTGGTTCGGTTGCCTAGACCGATCTCGGTCCATACACTGCTCGCGCTCGGCATGGGATTCGCCACCGTGATTGGAATGCTCACTCTCCAGCTGGTCTACATCTTGCATGAGCCAGCCGGGGATCATCATGCGTTTGACCCACAACAACTGGGTACGGGTATCGGGCTCGCCCTAGCAGGGCTCGGCATTTACATCTATGGTCATGGCAAGAGCCAAGCAGTACAAACCGCGTCCGAGAAAAGTAGCTAGGAAGATCGTGGCCTCTCGACGTGTTGCATGGCCGGAACCGGGGCGGGAAGAGGGTGGTGAGTTTCGCCTCACGTGGGGACGGCTCGCCGCAATCATCGGCCTGGTGCTCACGGTCGCGGGCGGCATACCCGTGTTCTGGACCATCTCGGATCACTGGATGAACCGTGCGGAGATCGAAAAGAAGATGAAGGACCACTCCGACCACGACAACGGGGTGCAGGCGTGGAACGCCTATAATTTTGCTGCAAACAGATTGGACTATCTTGACGATCGCAACGCTGAGTGCGACGCCGAACAGATGGTCAAGCAGAAGCTTACGCCCGACAGGGTTGCCATCTGCGCCCGTTACCAAGCGAAGTACAAGGCGAAGCTCGATGAAGCGAACGCGCTCAAGCAAAAGGCCCAGGACACCACGAAGGAAAAGTAGATGCTCACTCCAGACGAAGCAGCAGCAGTCAAGGCCGCGCAAAATGCGATCATCGACCAGTACACAACGCCAACTGGACCGACTGGCCCCACTGGTCCGACTGCCCCTACTGCTCCTACCGGACCCACCTCGCCTACCGCCCCAACCGGACCCACAGGATCACCTGGGACGGGCGCTTGGACGCTGCTCAATCAAGGACCGCAAACGGTAGGCACGACGGTTCCCTACGCAGGGCAAGGTTTCTGGAAGCCGTGTCCTCTGAACGATGGCAGCATCATCTTCGGGTCCGGAGCGTTCCCGTCGACTTGGAAATTCGATTGCAACACTGGACTGTGGGCACGCACGAATACGAACACCACGCAATGGTTCAAGGCTGGGATCGGCCAATCGGAAAACTATGCGATGCGCTTGGACACTGATCGCAACCGACCGTGTATGGGCGTCGGCGGTCCCTATGCTTGGCGTATGGCGGGCGGAGACAACACAAGCTCACCATTCAATGGCGATGTCGAATATCACCCTGACATCGATGAGTGGTTCACACCCTATCCGTTTAATAACTCTACCTTCATTCCGGCAAACGCAGACGACACCGCGCACTGGGATGCGAGCGGCAAGGGAAAGAATGTCAGCTACTTCGACGGGGCCAGCGGCTACTGGTCGAAAAAGATTTTCGGATTTGGGGCTTACTCGATCGGCGTGGGTCCTCTGCGCTATAGGGACATGACCACAGGAGTCGTCACTGTCCTGACCAACGACATCCCCGTGTCGCCCGCCAACTGGCCGCGTGCCTATTGCCAAGGCAGCGTTGATACCAATGGGCAAGCGTGGATGTTCCAAGCCAACTGGGACTACTGCACCTGGACGTGGGGATCACCTACCAATTCGAAGTGGGTCCATTCCGCGATCATCAACCCTCCACAGATTCCTCCGCTCACTGGATACACTTTCACGGACAGCGGGGCGATCTCGGAGCTCAATCCCCTGACAAACCAGATTCTTGTCTGGTGCGGGCAGAATCAGCCAAGCGGGGGCTGGCCGGGAGTCGTCAACGTCCAGAAGACATGGCTGATCGACCGTGCCAGTCTGGTCTGCACGGAAGTCCAGTGTCCTGTTCCTCTGCCCCCTGCGGTCTCCGCGGTGGCTGCTGCGATGTACTTCAACCCTGGGCGCAAGAAGATGCAGATGCTCGTCTGTGGCCCCAACAACGCGGCGCAAATCTGGGAATTCACGCCAGGCTCGAGCACGCCGACTGCGCCAACGGGTCCGACGGGGCCGACAGCGCCAACTGGGCCAACCGCACCGACGGCTCCTACGGGGCCGACCGGCGGCACTGGCACGACCGGGATCATCACCTCGTTCGCGCTCTCCCCACGGCCTGCTGGGACCACGCTGCCCTACGTCAGCGACGGCTCCGTGAAGCAGTGCGATATGTGCTACTTCCCGCCGCTCGACATTGTGGTAGCCCAAGGTGGCGACGTGACCCATTCCGCGACGGATGGGACCTACCATATGAAGATGGCAGACGGGACCTGGACCCAGACGGTGGGCGTTCCCAACTACCCCACGCTGATCGCGCCCCACGCCTTGCAGGATGACTTCGGGATCTTCGTGCGCGGCAATGAGCTCATGCTGGTCCCCGGCGTGTTCTCAGCCTATGACCCAGGGCAACCCAACTGCAACTACTGTGGCGGGATCTTCTTCTACAACCCGACAACGAAGAGCTACCGGCAGGACACCACACTGTTCAAGAATCAGCCCACGCCGAATCCGACGCCTCCGCCTGCAACACTGTCCCCTGGCAAGACCTCGGACTGGACCGGCTGTTGCTTCGGCGGAGTCTACGACGATGTTGCTGACAACATCGTGGTGTTCGGAGACTCTGGCGGTGGCTCGCCCATGGTCAAACAGTGGCACATGGCTACAATGACCAGGCTACCTGACATCCCGTTCACGTTGACGCCTCCAGCACCAAGCTTGAAGGGGTTCTACTACACACGTGGGCGTCAGGTGAAGATCGGGCGCCTGGCTTACGTGATTGGCTACTGGACGGATGGCACTCTCGCGAGCCAGCTTCCGCTGCTCTTCTCCTGGGACCTCGACAACAAGGTAGCCAAGCAGCTGACGCCGCCGCCCGCTCCAGGGCCGCAGATGCGCGACAACATGATCCGACCAGCAGCAGGGGGCGCCAAGATCGTATGGCCCTTCTGCATGGGTCCGGAGGGCTACATCGACGGGATCTACGTCTACACCCCGTCGACCGACAGTTGGGCGATCGACCGCCAGGTGCCGAGCTACGGTAACTTCATCGGCAACAGTGTGGTGGAGCTTCCCGGCAACCGCATCGGGTTCTGTGGTGCGTCCCTCGGGACCAAGCAGCAGACCAACTTCTGGATGTACCAGCCAGCATGAGCATCATTGGGAGTCTCATCTTCTATGGGATCCTCGCCGCGGCGTTTGTCGGCGGGTTCGCCTTCATCGTCCACAAGCACGATGATGCAGTGCGGCAGGAGGTGGTGGACGAGTGGAAGCCAAAGCTGGACAATGCGATCGCAGCGAATCAGGCGTGCAAGGCAAGTGTCGACTCACTGACCGGCCAGGTAGGGGAGCTCAATGATCGAATCGGACGACTGGGACAAGATACGGACGACCGGATCAAAGCATCGGAAGCGGCGCTCGCCGCAGCCAACAAGCTCGCCGCGGGAAGAGATACCAACCTCAGAGCCCTCGAGTCACTTCTCAACGCGCCCCCAGGCCCGCAGGAAACGGCCTGTGCAGATGCTTCTGCCACTCTTCGCGACCTTGCTGGGAGGAGGTTGCGCTACTTCGCCGCCACTCCAGGGGGAGGTCAAGACAGTGGAGGTAAAAGTGCCAGTGACGGTACCCTGCGTGTCCGCTGATCAGGTTCCCGCAGTCCCGGCGACCCGGATGGATCCCAAGCAGGACGTGCGCCAGCTGGCCGCAGCAGCGGCCTACGATCTCGAGGAGTTGCAGACCTACGCAGAGCGGGCAGATGCTCTGCTCCGTGCTTGCACGGCAACCAAGGAGGCAAAGCATGACTGACGAGGTGAAGACAGCGATCGAGAATGCAGGGACGGCAGCGGAGGCTGCGGCGGCGACCACTGCCAAGAGCCTGTGGGCGAAGCTCCAAGATGAGGTGAAGGTCCATCACGTCGTCGTGACCGCCGTCCTGGTCGGCTTCCTGCTCGGCTGTATCGTGATGTACTTTCTGCCCTTCAAGCACTGAACTGTAATAAACAATCGCCTATAATGGGTGCATGCGGCATGACTGCGACGAGTCGACTGAGGAACTGTTGCGCTGTCTGATCTGTCGGCTGCTCTGCCGTGAGGAGCGGGGTGCCGTCAGCATTCGACAGAGCATCCTTTTCAACGGCATCACATTTTCATCTGAGGGAGCCTTCATGCTGACAGTCAAAGACACAGACGTTCCTGGTTCTTGTCCGCTCACAGTTTCGTTCGTCGACTCCAAGGGAAAGCCTGCGAAGGTCGATGGGATCCCCACGCTCGCGGTCGACAATGCCGCAGTGGTCGATTCCGCCCCAGGATTCACGGACAATGGCGACGGCAGCTTCACCACGACCATTCACATCACCGACAACACGGGCTCCGCGCAGTTAACCGTGACCGCCGACGCGGATCTCGGCACGGGCGTCACCACGATCACCAGCGTTGACGTGGTGAACGTGATCCCCGGCGATGCAGTGGCCGCGAACTTCTCGTTCGGAACTGTGACTCCGGATACGCCGACGCCGACTGGATCGACGGGACCGTAATTTCAGGACCTAAGTCTCTCGGCTTCAGACGCCCCTTCGGGGGCGTTTCCACATTCGACGAATGAGACCTTTGCTAGTGGAACGACAAGCTGGAGATCAACCCCGCATAATTCGTCGCTTATCACTTCGAGTCTTCTGAAAAAGCACAGACAGCCATCAGTGAATTCGCAGGTTGCTGCGTCAACAATCAGATCGCGTCGTGGTTCATTGGTGTCGAATACAATCGTGTATATCATGCTTTCCCCTCACGTTGTTCATGATTTACTCCACAGTTCTTTCGCCGCTGTTTCTACTTCGTCGATGGTGATCCCGTCCATGCAGGCGTGTGGTGTGTCGTCCTGGTAGTCGGGCCGGAATGGATTAATGCAAGGCCCGCGGGCCATACGCGAGATCGCAGGGTTCTCTCGGAAACAGGGCTGGCAGTGAAGACCACGGGAGATGTTGACATTGTGATCATATCCAGCAGCAGATGCTTGAGTGGAACCCCACAGGATGACCCCAGGGACGTGCTTTCCATTCCATCTGTAGTGGGTGAGGTGGTTACAGAAGGAGTCAATGCCGAGGTGAATCTTGGCGTTAGCGAACACATTGATGGCTCCTGCGAGCGGTAGTGTGATAGCGATGGTGCCGGGAATCGGAGTCTCACTCTCCGTGCGTAGATGCACCAGCGGGAACGCCAGGCGCGGGACCAACTGCTTCCAACGCTCGAGCGGCCACTGCTTGTACTTGCTCCAGCCTGCGGTGGTCTGAATCGTCGCGTAGTCGCCTACGTACTTGAGCGGCCCTTCCGGCTTGTTCAGTCTTAGCCCTTCCCCGTCGTTGTCGACCAGCATCTCCGCCGCAAAGTAGTCCAGCAGATGGCGCTCCATGGGCTTGTCTGGATAGCCATTCGTGAGCGGGTAGCCAATGAGGTTGATCGCCTGATCGTAGCTCTGCCATGTCTTGTACCACTCGGAGGAGTTGCACACTTCGTCGACGCCGACGCCAAGCATCATCTGTCCCAGCTGGTCGCGGGCTCCCAGCGACGGCGCACAGTAGTAGTCGATGCGACAACCTGGATGCTTCTTGCGTAGCGCCGGGATCAGGTTCAGCGTCATGATGATGTCCCCGATCGCCCCTGGTCGATGCAGCGCGATCGATGGACCCACTCCACGGTTGATCATGGGCGCTCCTGAGGAAAGTCTCTGTTGCAGACTCGCGGTGCGATTGTCCCAGTCCTTGTCTGGTACGCCAATCTTCTCCTTGGCAATGTAGGCCCAGGCTACGGCGTCGCCCAGATTCCCTTGCTTCTCGTAGCACCAGGAGATGAGTCGCGCAGGGGCGTCCGTGTAGCATGGGACTTCGCGCCAGAGCCCCGTGGGCGGGATGGGCTGACCGAGACACTTCTTGGCGATGTTTATTGCATCTTCGTATCTGCGTTCATCGTAGGCGATGTTCGCCAGCAGCATGGTGAATTCGCACCAGTCCGGAGCCTTCTTTTCCACGCCCTCCAGCATCACTCTCGCAGCTGTGTGCAGATTGCGGTGCAGAAGGCAGCGGGCCGCATAGAGGTGCGCGAACAACCATTCGTCGCGGTATGCCTCGCCCATGTTGATGCGCTTCATGTACCACTCGAAAGCCTGTTCCCAGCGCCCGCCGTCGCGGTGCGTGTTCGCCATGTAGAACGCGGTGCGCGTAGTCTGTTGCTCCGTCCAGTCGAGCATCAGGATCCTCAGGTTGCGGGCGTTCGCATTCTCCTGATTCGCTGATGGTTCCCCATGATGGCGGATGGTGCAGTCCTCGAGCATCGTGTTGGGCAGGCCATAGAATTGCGGGTACTCATGGCAGCGGCCCTCGAAGTGGATATTCTTGTTGGTCTTCCATAGTCGATGCGTGGCCCAGCCCTGACCGCCGTCCTTGATCCACATGGCGTAGGCGTCGTACTGAGTCCAGTATGACGCGCGTCGTATGGCGCTCGGTGTCAGGAGCTCGTCGTCGGCGTCCAGGCAGAGGATCCAGTCCGCTTTGTCGTTGAGTGCCGCAAGGTAGCGGTTCCTCGCTTTGGAGAAGTCAATCAGGCGTCCCTCTGGGTCGGAAGCCTCAAGGTAGACTTCGCTTGCGTACTTCGTCTGTGTTCCATCATCGGATCCAGTGTCGACGATGTAGGCGACGTCATAGGCTTTAGCGGCGCTGTCGAGCGCCCGTGGTAGGTCGCGCATCTCGTTGCGGACGATCATGCCCAGGCCAATCCGCGGGACCTTGGAGATCGCTTTCAGGATGAGATCCACCTGTCCAGGTTTCAGTGCTTCAGCCTTGATGAGCTCGAACGTTCCGGTCTGCACCAGACACTCGAGGATGCTGGTGACGGTGTGAAAGAATGGGTGAATCGTGTAGTGACCTGGCGTTAGGTCGCGTTCGAATCCTGGCACCTTGTGATCCGGCATACGGATGAACAAGTGACCGTCGTGCTTGACCATCTGGCGCAGCAAGCGCAGAACTTTCAATGGATCGTAGAAGTGTTCGAACGAATGGATGCAAGTTATTAGGTCGAACACATGGATGTTCCAGGGACACCGAATAGCATCCAAGTTTTCAATGTCTCCGTGCATGACTTTCACGGGGAGATCGCTCACCACTGGCGCAGGGTCGATCGCTTCTGCGTTGCAGCCAAGATCGTGGAATGCAGATGCGAGCACTGGGAGTGCAGCCCCGACGTCGAGGGTTCTTCCTGGTTTCCCGCCCAGCATCTTGTGGTACAGGCTCGCAGCGAGGGCTCTGTTGATGGCGCGATCGCCATCCGACATCACGGCAGGGTCGTCCTCATGATCGGCGTGCAGAACCTTGGGCGGCTGAGGCCACTGGAGCCAGCAATCACAGTTGGGACAAACGTGGTACGGCGTGTCGCGGTACTTATGCTCCGCGACTGCGGAACAGATAGGGCAGAGCGTCATTTCGGATCGCGCTTGAGGGCGCGGATTTCTGACGCGCATCCTCCAGCTTGTCCAATTAGGCGCTCGCACACCTTCTCGCACTGTTCGACTGCCATGTTCCATCCAGCCCAATAACTAGGCATATCAGCAGCATCATCCCGCTCGCTGCTGTCGGGCTGCGCGGGGGCGGCGTCGTACATCGCGCGCCATATCTTCGCCATGCACATAATCGTGGGCGACTCCCACGTGTGTTCAGTGGGAGACAGATCAGGCCAGTAATGTCGGTGATACGCCCCTATGCCAGCGAGACACATTTCTGCTGTTGCGGTCGGTTCCCTCAACACCTGCGGCGCGGCGAGGTCTTGCGCTCTCCACTTGTGAGCATCACGCACAAGACCGTCGAATATTTCCTTTGGTCCCTCCCAATAGGTAAATATCTCGTCGGGAGTATCGTCATCCATCTCATCAGCCATCGCGGCGCTCGCTTTCCTTCGTAGCCTCCACGGGCGCGAATATCGAACTAGGGCAAATGAACAGCGCCCGCGCGATCTGATTGCCGTCCGAGTAATTTGCAATCATGTGTTGCTGCTTCGTAAAGCCGCAGAACATGCACACTTGCGCTAGATTATCAGCCATCGCGGCGGTCCTTCCTCCAATCGCGCCAGCACAATTTAAGCATCCACCATGTAAGTTGTAGGCGTGGACTGCCTGTGTCCATGATCCACTCGTCCGGCACGCGAAGCCGATAGGTGACGCACCTATCCATCATCGGGTACTCTTTGGTGATGCTCGGTTTCAAAGCATCAGCCATCGCGGCTCCCAACCTGATCGTGAAACGTAATTGTTATTTCATCCTCACGGGTCCACTCGTGCGGACCAGAATGATCGTCTAGGAGCATACATAAAGTCCCACAGCCATCCTCATCGTCCGGTCCCGATTCCCAACAATGAACATCAGCCATCGCGGCGGTCCTCCGCACGCTCTCGATTAGCGATGCGCAACAAGACGTCCGCGTGGCACGGCCGGTCGAGTGCGCACCAGCACGCGAGATTCTTGCCGCGAAGTTCTGTCTCGGCCTCATGTGCGAGCCGAGCGCCTTCGACACTGAGATCGATCCACTGCTGAAACGCCTCGACCGAATTCATGGCATTGTCCGTGCGATATGGATTGCCCCACTTGCCAGGTCGCGTGACCTTGACCGTGTTCGGCGGCATCCGCCAGCCCTTGAGCCGCGAGAGTTGAATGCGAACGGGCATATTCATCCGTGCTATGTGCCATTCAGTGTGCAGCCTCGCGTAGTTCACTCCGTCGCGCGGATCGAGCAGGATCGCAGCGCCGCAGACGAGGCAGGTACAGAATCCGATCCGGGCACCCTCAGCTTGTAGCGCGGTAGCTGGCGTAAAGTGCTGGTCATACAGATCGTGTTTCATTTCTTCCCGCTCCCGGCGCTGGCGAGGGCCTGCTTTCTAGCTTCCAGAAATGCATTAACGCTATCCTTCTGACCACTAACTGACACGTCGCCTGATGCGTAGAACAGGTCTAGCAGCGCCTCCCGCAGCGCCTCGACCTGCGCCCGCAGGCGGTCTAGCTTGCCAGTATCGATCAGCGTGATGCCTACGGAAGCCGCATCATAGACGCCGGTGATAACCTGCGCCCGCAGGCGCGCGAGTTCGTCGGCGGCTTCGCATAGCAAAGAGTTCGGCATCCATACATCAAGTGGCTTGTATGCCGCACGCAATCTCTCTTCCAGCGTCGGGCGCGGGTCAGTCATGATGCGATCGCTTGCGCCGGTTCAGTCTGTGTCGGTTCCGTGGGCGGTGGCTCTGGCGCAAACTCCTTCTCGAGCTCCGCCAGACCATGCTTGAGCACGGCGAGCGTGAACCCCTCCACCTCTTTCCAGCTGGTCGTCATGAAATGCTTGTCGATCAGACGCACAATCTCCTTCTTGCCCTCCTTCGACTGACCCGAGAGATCATTCTTCGTGAACAACGCCTGAATCTTCTCGAGCACGATTTCCTTCTGCTCTTGCTCATAGCGCCACGACGGACGCTCTGGGCTGCCCATCTCGCCCACCATGGACTCGCTGGTGCGCGACAGATCGACACCCATCTGCGTGCCACCCAAGTTCAGGAATTGGATGTGCGGCTTGAACGTGTCGAACGTCGGATTGTTGAACGCCCGTCCGTCGATCAACGTTGAGCGGTCTTTCAGGATGTTCGCCGTGCGATGCACTTGGAGTGTCCTGGGATCCACGTTGCGCTCCATCATGACCAGGAGCGAGGGTTCGAACCCGATCTCACTCTCCGCTTTCATGCGAACGCCACTCTTCTGGAGCTCCTTCTTGCCAGTGTCCTCATCGACGTTGTACTCGTACTCGTACCCTGCACGACCACAGATGATCATGTGCAGATTCGAATTCACGTAGACGTCGGTGAACTTCGCCCACTCCGGCTTGAGCCAGCCCCAGTCCTGAAACTCGAGCCGCGTGCGGTTCTTGCGCTTCTTGTAGGACTCAACAAACTCAGTCCAAAAGTGGGTCACGCTGTCGACGATCAACCCGGATCCGCTCTCCTCGGCTTCGCGCACCGCAGGCACCAGGTCCTTGAAGGCGCGGCTTTTCAGCACGCGCAACTCAATGTTGTTCGCACGGATGATCGGCGCAAGCCAGTCGGAACCGGTCTCGGTGTCGATGAAATAGAGGGGTCGATCCCCCTCTGGAATCTTCAACTCCCTCATGTAGTGGATCAACCCGATCATGAGCGCCGTGGCCGTGAACGTCTTGCCACTCCCGGCGAAGCCTTGGAATCCAGCCTTGAGCCTCGCCTGGGTGTTGGTCGACGTGCTGAACAGGGATTCAGCCATTGGAAACCTCCTTCACTTCGATCGGTTCGTACATCTTCCCATCGGGTCCGCAGTGACCACTGGGCAAGCGAGCCGACGAACAGAAGTCCATCAACTCGCGTCGCATCTCGTCATCATCGGCGTACCGCGTGCCAGTGACAAGGTACTCTGCTTCTGTTCGTTTCCATCCAGTGCGAGCGCACTTGAAGAACCGCGCCTGCTCTCCGCGATGGTACTTGCAGTCGCGGCAAAACTTTCTGTCTTCATCGTTCATGGTGTTTTCCTCTGTAGTAGTTTGCGTCGTGCCTCTGACAGCTGGCGAATCTCGGCCCGCTTCTTCGCGTCTTCCTGCTCCTGCTTCATTTCCTTTCGGACTCGCTCAAAGGTTTTGCGGATGTTTGTCCGGTCCGCTGGTGTGTACTTGAACGTCGGGTCGAGAAGGGTCTTCATCGGCTTTTCTTCACTGTCCGTTCGTAGCCAAAGAACGCCAGAAACTTCGGGCCAGGTTGCTTTCGACCACGCAGCACGTCGTTCAAATACTGCTGCGATATTCCGATTGACTCCGCTGCGGCCCGCTGGCTTCCAGCACTCTTGACTCTCTTCCGAATCGCGTCTAATATGCTCATACGATGATTAGCGTATCCGCGAATTGGAGTAATGTCAAGTGACCAAGATGCTACGTCCCAATCATGAAGGGCACTTTTGGTACCGCGACCGACATGGCGCCCTGTGGTGCATCAGAGTGGAAAGAAAAATGGGGGAGCTACGGGGATGGGCTCCGGCGATGGACTTCGCCGAACCAATACATCCGGGATCGGACGGCTACGATTACTGGCTCACTGACGGGCAGTGGCTAGGAGAAGCCATCCCGCCGAAGGAAGGCACATGACCAAGATGCTGCGCCTCGAGATGGACGAGTTCAAGCGCCTGGTCGCTCGCAACGACAAGCTGCTCAAGGCAGCGGATCCGCACCTGAAGTTTCGCAATAGACCCACCGGCGGGTACCACTCGAGGAAAGAGCACGATCGCGCCGTGTCGCTCAAGCTCATGGAGAAGGCGGGCGACATCTACGACCTGGCAGAGCAAGTCCCATTCGAATTGGTCCCGCCCCAGCCAAGGACCGCGAGCGCAGAACCAGAGCGGCCCGTGGTCTACTACGCCGATTTCGTTTACAAGGACCGCCAAGGGAATCTGCACGTCGAGGACGTCAAGAGTCCTGCCACGCGCACCCCTGACTACATCATCAAGCGCAAGCTGATGCGACACGTGCACGGCATTGTCGTCGAAGAGATTTGAGAGTAAATTTTACAAGCGGGCGGCAGTGGCCGACATCTCCTCCCTGGATGACTGTCCCACCGCGCTGCTGCCGTCCCGCCCCATACAGAGGAGAATTCCATGCTTGCCGATTCCCAGACGCGGCCTGAAGGACCGCTCTACTCCGTGTTCATCCGTAACGACGAGGGCAAGCGAAAACTCTGGAAGAACACGCCCGAACGAGAGAAAGCAGAGCTCGAGGTCAAGGCACTCAAGGTCCACGGCTTTGACGCCGTGATCGTCGAAGTCCAGAGCTAGCTCCCGTGGTCCAGCTGCGAACGCCGCCCTTCGCGGCAGGGGCGGTTGCATCCGCCCGCGCGGGTAATGCACCGCACAATCACGTCTGCATCTACGTCGGCTGGCCCCCAAAGCATAGGGTCGCGCCCATCTACAGGTACGCCAGCTGGAAGGCTTGTGTCCCCCCGAACGAGGATCCCGCGGCCTATGACTGGCGCTTCTGCGCCGGGATGGACGTGTTCATCGTCGGGGCCGGGGAGGAGATCGCCAAGGCGCTCGCTCCGATCGGGACCAGGAACACGATCATCCTGAATCGCTCCGCCATGACCCTATGTCCATGAGCGAAGACATCCCCCAGGACGCTGATCAACGGGCCGCGCAAGCCAAGGCCAACGTGATTCAGCACCCATCGGTCGGGCGCAAGACGCTCGCTTGGGGTGCGCTGCAACAACGGGGAGCACCCCCAGGCCGCGACTGGGTGATCGACCACTGGGTCGGAATGGGCCATGTGACCCTCCTGGCGGGCCGCGGCGGCATTGGCAAGTCCATCCTGGCCCAGCAGATGGCGAGCGCCATTGCGCTCGGCGTGGACTTCGTGGAGGCCGTCCAGAAGCCCAGAACCGTGCTCTACTGGGCGGCAGAGGACGATCATGACGAGCTTTGGCGTCGCCAGTGCGCGATCGCTGACTTCGCGGGCGTCGAGCTCTCCGCTTTCGATGGCTTCCTGCACATGGTCCCCCTGGCCGATGCCGAGTGCAGCCTCTTCGACGTCGCGAGCCGCGGCGAGATGGTCCGCACCTCAATCCTCGAGGAGTTGCGCGAGCAGATTGGGGACTACCACGCCGACCTGGTGGTGCTTGACAACATAGCTCGCCTCTTTGGTGGATCCGAGAATGACCGCCACCACGTCACGAGCTTCATGGCGAGCCTGAACTACGCCGCAGCGTCGACCAAGGCCGCAGTCCTGCTGCTGGGCCACATCGCCAAAAGCCTGAACTCGGAGTTTGCAGGGTCTAGCGCCTGGGAGAATGCTGCCCGTGCCCGACTCTGGCTCACAGATCAGCCTCCCGATAAGCCGCGGGAAGCCGGGGACGATGAGGAGCCAAAACAGGACCTGCGTTACCTTGCCAAGCGCAAGGTGAACTACACCCACCAGGATCTATGCGTGCTGCGCTACCAGCAAGGCTGCTACCAGATGGTGAAGGCCCCGACCGCGGGCGGCCTGGTGCAGTCCATTGAGGCCGACAAGGCCCGCAGGGTGATTCTCTCAGCCATCCCCAGGTTGGACGCCATGGGGCTCAAGCCAGCGGTCAGCACCGCCTCGCCCCGCTACCTGCCCAAGCTGATCCTGCAATACGAGCTCGCGGAAGGACTAACCAAGTCAATGCTCAGTCGCGCCATGCGAAACCTGATGGCCGACGGCGTGCTCCGCAGCGAGACCGTCGGCATGAATGACAATCGCCACGCGCAACTCGGCCTGGTGATCGTCAACGGTTCGGGTAGCCCCGCTGAAGCATAGCGCCGCGGCTCCCATTCGTATTCTGTTCGTTCAGCACGTTGCAGGCGATCGACGCCTGTAGCTCCGCATCCTCCCGGCTCTCCGCAGTGAACACCGCGATCTCGGCACCATTGGCCGCTTCGATGATCCAGGGTGCTCCTGACCTAAGTCGCCACGGGAATGGATAGATTTTCACCAGAACCTCCGATAATAGTCGTAGGCGTCGATTCCCAGCCAAAGCAGGACCGCGATCGCCACCAAGAGCACCAGCGCGTCGCCTATGCGGTCGGAATTCATCGCAGCAACCCCAGGAAATGCGCCACCCGGACGGCCACAAAAACCCAGATGGTGACGGTCGAAACAGCCAGCGCAAAAATAAGATCGTCCCTCATGTTTCCCCCTTGGACCCGTAGCGGATCCGATTGAGTATCACCTTCGTTGGCTGTGTGTTCACGTCCACCCGCATGCTCGCGAGCTTGCCCCGCCATTCGGGGCCGCTCGGCATGTAAACGGTAAACGCCGGGAAAGAATCAACGAACGCAGCGGCGAAATCGACGCAGTTTTGATAATCGCGCCCCGTCGCATAGGCCACCAGGTCGAAGACCTTACGCGCTTCTTCGAGTAGCATCGCGCACCTCAGAATGGACGGTTGAAAAATTCCGGATCAGGGTCCGGGTACTTGACTACGAAAGCCAAGCGAGCGACCGCTACAGCGGCGGTCCGCTCATCCTGGTCTAAGTACGCCCGACGCAGCCAAAGCCGCATGCTCTTTAGCATCCGCTCGTCGGGCGTTTCGGGCGCATAGGTCCAGCGTTTCAGTAGCATGCGACACCTCGCGTATAGTCATCGTCCGGTAGCGGTTCGCGCGACACATACAGAGCACAGCCGCGCGGGTCCGTCTGATGGTAGAAGTGCAAACCCGCTTCCTTGCAGACGGCGGCGACGCGAGCGCGCGCACCCTTCTCACGGTCGGCAATGCGGCTACGGGTCACGTAATCCTTGCCGCGTCCGTGCAAATAGTGATGATGCACAAAGTACGGCGGTCCGTCGCCGTTGTCGTCGCGCTCGATGGCCCACGATCCATAATCATTGCCGTCCCCGCATTCGAGCTCGGCCCAGCGATGCAGGGTGAGTTGAGCACGCCGCAAGGTATTGGCATGAGCAAACGACAAGGTAATGCCGCGCCGTTCAAGGCGCAACATCAAGGATTCGGTTTCGGTTCTAGCTGACATGGTTTCTCCCGTTTAGTCTCTCAAACTCTCGTATACGCCATCGGGTATCCCGTCGCGACCGCGTGCGGCAAAGATGGAATACCCTTTGTCAGCACACATTTGAATTCGCTCGCGCAACGACATCCGATCCCAGTATTCATAAACTTCGTTGTATTCCAGCTCGGACCAGTGCTCCTCGTTGTAAACGAGATAATTGTCTAGCTTGGTCTCGATCTTGTTTGCTTGCGCGATAGTCTCCGCGGGTGCATCGGCGCGAATGCACAAATATTCAACCCAACCTACCGCCCAGTGGCCTGCTCGCCAATGATAGACGGCCGGCCGCTCCTCGAAATACTCGCGGCCGCCGTCATATGCTTCGGCTTTCAAATCCTGACAGATACACTCCCAGTTAGAACGATCAAGGGATGAGCTGTCGCGGTTACGGGTGATAAGTACATAGTCACCCTCGGGTGAGAATCCGCCATAATCGCGTGGGTGTTTCCAGGTTTGCATGGTTGGATGCTCCTAGTTATGCGGTTTCGGCAACTGGGGCGGGGACTGGCAAGGTTTCAAGCCAATCGGGACGCGCAGTTGAGGGCGGCTCGGATCGCATGGGCATGAGCACGCCTAGCGCGGCATCATTACGCTTTCGGCTCATCGAACACCAGCCAAGCCCGATAGACTTGGCCAGCGCGATCGAATTGCGCAAGTGGCACGTCCCCCTTGGCAACGCAGGCCGAGAGCAGACGCGCTTGAGCATTCGCCCCGCGAGCATACAAAGCCTTGGCTGCGCGCACCCATTCGGTTCGCTCGTACTCGTTCAGTTTCATGTTCATTTGGCTAGGAGTCATGTATATAAATCCCTTAGATTGATACTGTCGTTTGTGTACTAAATCCGCTCGGCTCTTGATACTGAACGACCAAGCGACAGTTACCGCGTTCCGTGAACGACACCCAATAGCCCTGTAACTTGCCTTTACCCTTGCACGCCAAGCGAGCATCCTTCAAGAGCTCGGGCAAGCTGTAGCAAGTCATGCGCCCGTTACTCGGATTCGTAATGTGTACCTGGAATGGAAGCATGGGGATTACTCCTGGTTGGATTCAACTTCCGCCAGCACGGCGCGGGCCACAAAGCATGCCGCTTTGGCGTGTTCTTCCGCATTTAACAACGTGCGCCCGTTGGGATCATTTGATGGGCGTGGATAGGAGTGCAGCAATCCCGACACAGCGCCTAAGCTCTTTTCTGCATCCCGCAGAGCCGCCACGAGCTTGTCGTGCGCGTTAACGCAGCGGACGATGTGAGCGGCGTTGTCATCGGCAGCGTCGCCTTCGGTCATTGCCGCAATAGCCATTTGCTTGTGATTCGGGTACGCGAAGATCATCGCTCTGTGAAAGGCATTCGCGCTGCTCAATTGCCAAGGCGTCGGCGTATGCGTTTGCTTGTCATTCATGGTGAAACCTCCATCAGTCGAGAGAAAGCTCGCGCTGCCCACGCTGCGAGCCCAGCTGAAACTTCCGATAACACGTGACGTGTATGTAAACCACGCCTCCTTCGTGGCGCGTCGGACTCCCGCCAGCCTTGCCGCAGTAAGCGCACGGCCTGACCGTCGTGCCCGACAGCGCCACGTTTGCATCATGTTCGTTGTGCGTCATTAGACCGGCTCCCGTCGAATGCACACGCGCCAATAGACTCCTGTGCGACGCGCCACGCCATTGATTACCGGACCCGCAAAATACTCCTGCTTGAAACGGTCCACATGGCCGCGCTGCTCGCACGATTCAGAGTGCCAACGCTTCTCCCAAACACGGCCACAACCCGCGCATTTCCACGCATTGCCCGTGTACCCGCGCTCCACATATCCGCCGTCAACCGTCGCGGACATTACTGCCGATTCAATGCGCTCACACTTCAGCACTTTCGACATTTGAACCTCCTGCCCGTAACCTAACGCACCACCCATGCCAACAACATAAGCAATTGATTAGATTGATATGTGACATTGGCACAACACTTGCGAGTCTGCCGTACAGCGTCACTTTGTGCCCGCGCTCCGCGTCACTTGACCCGCCAAACCCGAACCCCTCCCTCAACCCGCCGCACTACCCACCTCTTTGGCGCATAACGCTTGCTGGCCGCGTACGCCGTCGCCCTCATCGAATCCAGCCGCCCGTCCGTAAGGAATGAATGTCCTATCTCCATTCCATGCCATGGGTACTTGGGCACCGCAGCGCCGTACACCCGCCGCCCATCCGGCACGGGCTCATCCTTCGTCAACGGGTACTTGTACGCAATCACTAACCGCTCCATAAACCCTCCATCGTTGTGCGTTGATATACGTTAGTATAGACGCGTCAATCGTAATTAGCAATGAAATCGCCACGCGTCAAATGACGCGCCATGTGTATCCCCCTAGGTGTTAACCTGGGGGACACTGGCGCATTGACGCAGGTTGACCCTCGAATTGGCGCAACCATATTGACGCAAGGGTTATCTAGGACACCGGCATATAGGCACTGATGGCGTTGTGGTTATGCAATGACCTCGATGAGTATATGGTTATTTTGGGCTGCGCCCTCCTTCGTTGCAGCGTGTTCGAGCTCGGCAGCGGAGGGCAGGCAGGCAGAGCACCAGGATGCAAGT